ATAAGGGTGAGCCTATCCTCTGTAGTCATAAAAGTTTTATATTCAAAGACCTGAAGCAGCCCTATAATCTGTTTTATGTCCCAAACCTCCAAAGACCAGAAGGCCTGGAGAAGATTGAGAGTGAAGAATGGAGATTGTAGGAATACAGCTTACAGAATCGGCCCGAAGCGTAATAAACAAAAGTTTCTTATCTTCTGACCATTTTGAGCTAGGTTTTGAAAAAGTCGAGGGGGTTTTGGGGGTTCGGGTTGTCGATAAGAAGAAGGGTTCTTATTGGCTCCCGATGACTTCAATCTCTTGGTGTCGAACAAAAGGCAAAGCTGCCCCGAAAAAAGGTCGGCCTAAGAAGGTAACGGATGCCAAAGCCGCCTGAGTCATACGCTTCTCGCCAAGTTCTTAAGGAATTTGTTAAACGCTTTGGTGATGCCAATGCGCTTAAAGAAGAAAGCGCTGCGTCAAAAGACCGCAGCTATCGGTGGCAAGAGGATTTGTTTGAGCACCAGCTTGCTTTTATTAATGATCCTTCTTCTTTTAAAACCGCTTTGTGTTCTCGGCGAGCTGGTAAGACTTACGCTAGTTGTTACTACCTGATTGAAACAGCTTCAAAACATCCTGATTCATTGTCGGCCTACATCGCACTTACACGCACAAGCGCTAAACGCCTCATGTGGATGGAGCTTAAAAGAGCAAACCGCCGTTACCACATAGGAATGCGGTTTAATAACTCAGAGCTCGTGGCGACACTGCCCAATAACAGCCAGATAATCTTAACAGGTGCAAACGATGAAGCTGATATCGATAAGCTACGTGGGTCTGCTTACCGTCTAGTTATTCTTGACGAAGCTGCAAGTTTTGGTGCCCATATGGAGGAACTTGTCCAGGAAGTTCTTGAGCCTGCGCTTGTAGACCACAACGGTACACTGGCAATGATTGGGACGCCTAACGCCTCATGCAGTGGTATGTTTTTCCATGCAACGACAAATCCCGCGTTTGCCTACAGTAACCACCACTGGACCATTATGGACAACCCGCACATACCTCACGCCAAGGACTGGCTTGAAAAGCGTATGCGTCAGAAGAAATGGGACGACACGAACCCGGTTTATCTTCGAGAGTGGCGGGGCCAATGGATTAGGTCTGAAGATTCCTTGGTTTATAAATACTCTGAAGAAAAGAATTTTTACAATGACGTGCCGCACCATGAGCATGATTTTGATTACATATTAGGGGTGGATTTAGGTTTTGAAGACGCAACAGCCTTTGTCATTGGGGCGTACAGCCCTGACTTGCCGCATTTTTATGTGGTCGATACTTTCAAGCAGTCGAAAATGCTTCCTTCGGAAATTGCCCAGAAAATTCATGAATATAATGAGATGTATAATTTTACGTCGATAGTTGCTGATACGGGTGGATTAGGCAAATCAATTGTAGAAGAAATGCGCCAAAGATGGGCCTTACCTATTCGGGCAGCAGAGAAACGCAATAAATTTGCATACATTGAGCTTATGAACTCTGACCTGGCAGCCGGAAATATTTTAGTAAATGAGTTGTCAGATTTAGTGGACGAATGGCGTCTATTACAGTGGGACGAGGACCGCCGAAAAGAAGATGGCCGGTTTGATAACCACCTCGCCGATGCCTGCCTTTACGCTTGGCGAGAATCCAAGCACTTTACTCATGAAGAAGAACTGCTCCCACCGCGCCCTGGAAGCCGTGAATTTAATGAGCAGTGGGAAAAAGATTACTGGGAAAAAGCCGCAAGTCGAATCGAGGATAAAAGCGATGAAGGGACAGGTACGCCTGAATGGATGATGAATTAAAAGAAGCCGTGGAGTTTGGCCAGAGCATTGGTGCAAAAAGTATCAGTTATGAGACTCCAAATGGTAAAATTTCGGTTGTGTTTCCTGATAAGGTTCCAGAAGTTGGGTTTGCTATTCCTGAGAATTATCAGCAAGCTGACCTTGACCCTGAAAAAGAAGATGACTTCTTACTCTACTATTCCTCTGGGGGATGATGATGGAAAACTGGTGGAACTCTAAAAAAGATGCCCATGAAGGCGTGATGGAACGATACGAAGCTATTTTGGATGACCAAAGCTATCGTAAAGAACAAAACCTTCAAAACCTTCGGCTCTATGGCAATTATTATAACTCTGGCCTAAGTAGCAGCACTTACGCTCGAAGCAAGAGCACATCAATGCGCCATAGGGTAACTTTGAACGTTATTCAGTCAATGTGTGACACTGTTACCGCTAAAATCGCAAAAAACCGTCCTAAAGCGACTTTTTTGACCAGTGATGGCGATTATCGGATGCAAAGACGCGCTAAATTGCTCGATAAGTTCTGTGAAGGTCAATTTTACGCCACCAAGATCTACGACATAGCTCCAAGGGTTTTTATGGACGCGTGTGTTTTTGGCACAGGCGCAATGAAGATTTACGAGGGCCAGGAACAAATTGAGATAGAACGAGTTTTTCCTGATGAAATTGTTGTCGATGACCGAGAGGCTGTTTACGGTAAGCCTCGCCAGCTTTTCCAGGTCAAGTATGTCGATAGGGATGTTCTTCATGCTATTTATCCAGAGAGGCGCGATGAAATTTATTCAGCGGCGCCACCAGAGGGTGACTACGGAGATGAAGACCACAGCAGTCAAATCCTGTGCATCGAAGCTTGGCACCTACCTAGTGGTAAGGACGCCGGAGATGGACGCCACGCTATTTGCATTGATGGCGCTACGTTGCTCGAAGAACCGTATGAGCGCGATTACTTTCCGTTCGTGTTTATCCGATGGACTGAACGTCTTCTCGGCTTCTACGGGCAAGGGCTCTCTGAACAACTGACTGGTATTCAGTTAGAAATTAATAAGCTGCTTTTTAATATCCAGGAACAGATGCACCTGGCAAAGCCAAAGGTTTTTGTTGAAGCAGGCTCCAAGATTGCTAAAGCTCACCTAAATAACGAAACTTGGGGTGTTATTGAGTACCGAGGCACGCCGCCTCAGTTCTTTGTCCCTAAGACGGTATCGGGTGAAATTTTCTCTCACTTAGACCGGTTATTTAATCGAGCCTATGAGATTACGGGTATTTCTCAATTAGCGGCACAGTCTAAAAAGCCAGCAGGACTAGAGTCTGGTGTAGCTCTTCGTGAGTTTCAGGATATCGAAACCGAGCGTTTTATGATTACCGCGCAGCAGTATGAACGTGTCTTTTTGGACGCAGCGCATCAAATGATTGATATTGCGCGTACTGCCGCTGAGCGTGGGGATAACTTCGAGGTTATTAGTCACGGTGATAAATTTATCGAAAAGATAAAATGGAAAGACATTAATCTTAAAAATGACCAGTACGTTATGAAGATTTATCCAACCAATCTTCTGCCAACGACTCCCGCCGGTAAACTTCAAAAAGTCATCGAAATGCTTCAGGCCGGGATGCTTTCCCAGCAAGAGGCTCGCGGTCTTCTTGATTATCCAGATATTGCCGCTGTGAATAATATGGCAATGGCTGCTTACGATGACGTAATGCAGCAAATTGAGCAGATGCTTGAGCATGGAATTTACTCCCCTCCTGAGCCTTTTACTGACTTACCGCTGGCAATGCGCTTGGTTCGTTCGGCTTATTTAAAAGCTAAAGTAAACAAGGTTCCAGAGGAACGGCAGGATTTGTTGCGCAGGTTCCTGGAAGACTGCGTATCTTTAATTGGTCGAATGCAGGCAGAAGCGCAAAAGGCACAAGCAGAGGCGCAGATGCAAATCCAGTCTCAGATGGGGCCTCAGGCCGGAGCACCTAGCGAAGCAATGGGACCAGAGGGCATGATTGCGCCAACTGGGGCTACACCGCCAGCAATGGGCGAACAAATGATGGCTGAAGAAGCCGCAGCACCACAAGGGGCTGATCAAGCAATTCCAATGTAGGAGACATTATGAGTGAAGAAGCACAAGAAGTCGCAGTAGAAACAGAGGTTGCAGTAGAAACAGAGGCGCCGGTAGCTAAAAATGAGCCGGTAATAGAAGAGGCGGCGCCCCCGGAACCAGAACCCGCGCCTGATTTTTCGGCTCAATTTGCAGCAATTGCTCGAAAAGAAGCGGCAATGCGGCAGCAGCAAGAAGCGTCAAAGCAATATAAATCAGAAAATGAGCAGCTAAGAGCTGAGATTCAGGCTATAAAAGACGCTAGGAACCTCGCACAAACAAACCCCTTAGAGTTTTTAAAAAACAACGGGGTGAGCATAAAAGACCTGTTACATCAGGATATTAACGGTGAACTACCTGCTGAAAGCGTAATGCAGCAAAAACTTGACGCGCAAGCTAGGCAGATTGAAGAGTTAATTAATGCTCAAAAAGAAAAAGAAGAAGCGGCAACAAAACAAAAAGAAACCACTGAGTGGAACTCCTTTGTTGACCAAGTTTCAAAATTCGTGGACAATGAACCCAAGTATGAGCTTTTACGCGCCGGAAACATGCAGTGGATGGTGCCGCAGCTTATGCGTGACTTTTACGAAAATAATGGCCGTGAAATAACGGCAGCCCAGGCGGCAGACCTCGTAGAAGAAAGCCTTGAAGAGTCGCTGGAAGGTTATTTTAAGGCTGAAAAGTTGCAGAAGAAGTATGGGCTTTCACAGCCAGCATCGGAGTCGCAGGAAACGCCGGTTGATGACGCAGTAGGAACTGAACCCGTAAAAAGGGCTCAGAAAAAACCAAAGACACTGACAAATCAACTTGCTACGGGGGCGAGCGAGAAAGACACTGGTATGTTGTCTCGCGAAGAATCCCTGGAGCGTATCGCCCGCATGATTGAAGCAGGGCAAGCGAGATAAATTATGGCTACTGGAACTCCATTAGGAATCGACACAACCGCAGCAGGGGTTAATAACCTCCTCAAAGAACACTACAAAGCTGAGCGCGTCAAAACGATGACGTATCAGAACAACCCGCTTTACGCGCTTATGAAAAAGTACGAAAAGTTTGGTGGTGACGGAATGCCCGTCCCACTTGTTGTTACTGGGCCGCAGCGTCGAAGCGCTGACTTTGGCCTTGGCCAAGCAAACGCATCTACTTCTGCAATGCGTCAATTCTTTTTGACACGGGTAAAAGACTACTCATTCGCGGCGATTGAACATGAGGCAATTCGTGCTTCTGCTGGCAATGCTGACGCTTTTGTTCGCTATGCAAGCAATGAAATTGATGGCGCTCTTCACTCATTAAAGCGCTCTCTTGCAGTTGCTATGTACCGTGATGGGTCCGGCTCTATTGGCGTAGTTTCTGGTGAAGACTCTTCTGGCACAGACCCAGCCGGTTCTAGCGCGACAATCTACCTAACCAACGCAGAGGATATTACAAACTTTGAAGTTGGAATGAAAATTGAGTTTCATGACGACACGGCAGGTAAACCAAACTCAACTCAGCGTGCTGGTGGGCCTTACACCATTAGCAAGGTTGACCGCGCAGGCAGTAATCCTTTTATCACTTTTAGCGGAAACGTTAATAGTGCAGTAGCAAACACTGACCACCTTGTTCCTGAGGGTGATTTTGACGTTAAGTTAAGCGGTCTTGAGGCTTGGTGTCCTTCGTCTGCTCCTGGTGCAACCACTTTTTTCGGTGTTGACCGGACAGCCGACACTACTCGCTTGGGTGGTAATCGCTTCGATGGTTCAGCCCTTCCAATTGAAGAAGCTCTTATTAGCGGTGCTTCTTTGGTTGCTCGCGAAGGCGGCGCACCTGACCATATCTTTATGGACTTTGCCAGTTACTCAAACCTTGAAAAAGCCCTGGGCTCTAAGGTCCAGTACGACAAGGTTAAGTCTTCTGATGCTGATGTTGGTTTTGATGCACTGGTTGTAAATGGCCCGCGCGGTCACATGAAGGTTATTCCTGACCATAACTGTCAGCCAAACGTTGCTTGGATGCTTCAGATGGACACATGGACATTGAACAGCCTTGGCCAAGCAATTAGCATTCTTGACCTTGATGGCCAGAACATGCTTCGTGTAACGGATAAGGATGCCTACGAGACACGTATCGGTTTTTACGGCAACGTTTCTTGCAATGCTCCTGGTTATAACTGCCGCGTAGCATTGGCATAATTCAGACTCAGAAAGGAGATTGAGTTATGGCGAGTAGAGATTTTAAAAATGTTCAAGCGCTTGAGCGTCAGGTTAAGATCCTTGCGTTTACCGTGTCTGCCCTGGACGGCACTCCGGTAGCAACCCCTTCAACGGGCGTTACTTCGATTACGGAGGGCAGCGGTGATTACACAATTACCCTAGCTGATAAATACAGCAGTCTTCTTTGTGCTCAGGTTACACTCGGTGCGACTGATGGAGACTGTGATTTAAGTCAAGCGCATGTTCAGTCGGAAGATGTCAATGGCGCAAAAACCGTAGTAATTGACACTGCGGGAACAGCGGCGGCAACTGACCGGCTGCATGTTGTCTTGTACCTGAAAAACAGCAGTGTGACTTGATATGGCAGCTAATGGATTATCAGTTCTTGTCTTAGAAAAGGCGAAGAAGAAGTTTTCAGAGCCAAAAGGCGATGATGACGGAAAAATTGCCATGAAAGAGGCATCAAAGAAAGTCCATTCGGCTTTCAAGGGTGAAGACTCAGAGGCACTTGGCCAAGCACTTGGCGAGTTCTTTGACATCTACTCCAACAAGTCAAAAGATTGAGTTTGGAGGGGGGCTTCGGCCCCCTTCTTTTTAGGGGGAAGCTGTGGCTACATTTACAGAGGCAACCTTAAGAAGTCGTGCCCGTCGAATGGCGGATATGGAAAACTCTACTTTTGTTAGTGACGCAGAGATTCGGGATTATATCAACTCGGCTTATGCTGAGCTCTATGATCTCGTAATTGAAAAGTACGAGGACTACTACGTTAAATCAGGTTCCGTTATGAACCTGTCATCTAGCGATACACACAGTTTGCCCGGTGATTTCTATAAGGCACTTGGGGTAGACCTGGATGCTGGTGGCAGCACTTACAGCTTAAGGAACTACTCTTTTCAGGAACGAAACAGACATAAGGCTGTTCTTTATTCTGGCGACCGGCTTTATGCTGAGACGCAGTACCATATTCAGGGTTCTAAAATTAAGTTTATCCCGTCCAATGGTTCGGGGTCGGCGACGTTACATTATATCCCTGTAGCAGACCAGATAAACGATAGCGATACTTCACAGTTTACTTCGATTATCCCTGGCTTTGAGGAATATATTTGTTTGACTGCTGCAATTTCTTGCTTAATGAAAGAAGAGTCCGACGTGCAAATGCACATGGCTCGCAAGGAAATGCTTAAGCAAAGAATCGAAAGTGTTGCCGGAAAACGCAATGCAGGCGACTCTTACTCAATAACAGACGTTTCTGTTGGGAGCCCGTATCATTTTGGGACTAACGGTATTTGAGGGGGTAAGTGATGGCCTCTCGACTATCACCAGCAGTTCAAGC